GGCATTACCCCGGGCACCGGTCAACATCATCTTCTTCTGGACTTCGGGTCTTCTTGCGTACTCAGCATCGTGTGCACGCTTGCATTTCTTACACCACGGAAAAAGCCTGTCAGCGTGAACCCTTGATTTAGAGAACTCGCTGTCGGGCTTTCGTTCGTAGCATATCTTACAGGTCTTCACTTTATCCCAAGATGATTTCCTGATTCGGTGTCACGATCCCGGCACCGAATTGCTGGTCGTAGGCACCGGCCAGATCGTCTTTCACGTCAGTCAGAATATGACGGGTGTCATGGTTCGGGAAATGTGCCTGTGTCAGCTTGGTGAATTGCAGATATGGCATGAACATCATGCGGCCACGGTTGTGAGGATCGGGAACCATGGACACCGGGTTTTCCAGAACGACACCGGTTTCATCTTCAGACGCAATGGTACCAAGGATGTGTTCACCGGCACTTGTGATCAGTAATACAACGTTTTCTTTGCTCATTCGCTTTCTCCATTGGTCGGGAACAGGGTGTCGTACAGCGTTTCAAGGTCTTGCTGTTTCTCGAAATACTCGGAACTGGCCTGTTTGTGATACAGCTTGATCATCAGACCGATAGCATCCGGTGGAAGGCTGTGTTCTTCCTTCAGGGCCTTCTTGGCTTCCTTGATGTAGGATTGCATGGCCTCGATCTTGGTCATGTTGTCGGAGATGTCCTTGATGACAGCCGCAATTTCGGCAGCCTGTTTCGGATCATCAGGAAGGTCAAACGTATTTCCCATTGACATAGTGTAGTCTCCTTCGATTAGGGATTTGCGGTGGTTTAGCTGTACAGCTAAGGTTACGATTTACCGGTGGAACCCATTCCACCGATGCGGTCGGTCTTCTGTCCCGGGGCCTTTCGCATGTTGCGCAATGTCACCATGTTGCTGGTGATTGCAACAACAAGTTCGGCCTGTGCGATGCGTTCACCATCAAAGATCGGTTGACGGGATGATGTCGCATTGTGGATAGCGATGAACAGTTCGTTGGTGTAATCCCAGTCGATGACCCCTTCAGCGTTCGCCAGCGTGAAGCCTTGCTTGATGGCAAACCCGGAACGTGGATGAACACGAAGGGAATACCCCTCGGGGATGTCGAAGATCAGGCCGGTAGGGATGACAGCACGATCACCCGGGTTCAGAACGATTGCGTCTTGCTCACGAACCTTGCGGGTTGGACGTTCAGACTGTTTGTTGTTGTCGTTGAACACAACAACATTGGTACCCGGCTTCAGGTACGCACGCACGTCAAAGCATGCGGCCCCTTGGGTGCCCCATTGAATGTCGTGTGCATCGGGATGAATCTTGAAGATACCAAGCGGGATACCACTCACAGTGGGAGTGGGTTTCTTCTTGGCACGTGCTTTCTTCGCAACCCGCTTTTTACGGGTTGTCGCTTTCGCCTCAGTGGATTCGGTGTTCTCGCTTTCGGATACTTCGACACCAGCTTCGGCTTCGCCTTGCACGGGTTGCATTGTGATTGGTTGTCCATCATCAAACAGGTTATCGTTTTCGGCCATTACAAAAGGTCCTCATTGTTGATTGTTCAGTTCTTCTTGCCGATGTTGTACTTCGGCTGTAGATTCCAATCCCCCTTCTCACGGAAGGGAATGATCTTGATCTGTGATAGCGGTGCGAATGATGCGTGATTGTTGAACACGTCAGCATTCACGATTTTCACAAGACCCCATTCGTCAAGAAGTCGAACGATTGTGTTTCGTCTTTCCAGATCGTTTGCAGTGGTGGAACTTTCCTTCCCATCAAGGCAAAACAGTTCTTTGAAGTGTACTATAGCATATCTGCCACGTTTGTGCAAGATGTGACACGACTGGAAGAGAGTTTTGTTTTTGCGGGATTCAACCCCCATCCGGGTCAGAGTTTCCTTGACCTTCAGGAAGTCTTCTTGGTGACCAAGGGCAATCTCTACGCCAAAACCAGAAAAAATATCCTCATTCATTTTGTACTCCACCTTTGTCCAAGGTTGATTCTATTTCTTGTAATTCACGATCAGTGAGGATGGTCAAAGCGACTTGTGCCTTGGCCTTTGAGAAATCAAAGTAGTCCATGACCATCTGAAGGTATTTAGGTTTTTTGATTTCTACCTTCTCCCCGAACCTACGTGAGTTCTTGGACAAGCGGTGGTAGTACCAGCGGTATTGCTCATACTTGGTCATCCCGTGACGTTCATTCAATTCAGCGGCCACCAGAAGTCCGTCCGGAGTGCGTGCGAACACCCGGTTGACCGCAAACGGGACGTAGTTTTCATCAATGAAGTCCGGGTCCAGAAGACCCGACTTCGTGTTGATGTTCTTCAGAATTGTGATGAATCCGTTACTCATTTCCAATCGATCTGCATAAGCATCATCAGCATGTACATGATATGGATTTCCATATCTGCCACGAAGGTGTACGATTTGTTGGCTTCCTCGAAGACTTCCGTTGCTTGGAAGTATGCTTCGGCATCAGCCACATTATCATAGACCTTGGTCTTGATGGAAGATAGCAGTTGTGGGAAATCGTAATCAGCATGACCGGCCACCCATTCACGAAGTTCGTGGAACTTCTTCGGGTCCTTCAGAATCTTGATCAGTTCATCAACATCTTCGTTGCCGATGGAGACCAGAACCGATTCATCGATTTTGCCCATACTACGGGCGTGCGACTGAAGCTCAGACAAGATTCTTCGGAAAGACGGAAGTTCTTGCATGATCAGATCGGCCACGGCCTTCTTCTCGAAGGGCACATCACGTTCCTTCAGGATGCCAATGACACGCTTCATCATAGCCGTTGCCATCGGTACCTTCTCTTGTTTGGTCAGGCTGAAATCAACAACCTGTAGCCGGTCACGCAACGGTTTGATGATCCTGTTCGGGTAGTTGGCCGTCAGGATGAAACGGGTGTGCTTCGACTTGGCTTCCATGAACGAACGAAGGGCCGGTTGGGTGGACTGTGCGTTCAGATAGTCCGCTTCGTCCAGAACCACGATCTTCGGATTCCCTTCGAATGACACGGTGTTGGCGAACTCAGAGATTCGATTTCTCAGAGTGTCGATGTTGCCTTCTTTGGAAGCGTTGATGAAATCCACGTCAGCACCAAGGTCGTTTCCAAGGGCCTTGGCAATGGTTGTCTTACCGACCCCCGGGGGACCGGTGAACAGCATGTTGGGAATTTCACCATCGTTCACCATGGTTAAAAAATCGCTTTTCAACCGTTCTGGTAGAATGGCTTCCTTGACGGATTGTGGACGGTAAATTTCCGTCCATAGGTAGTGTTGTTTGCTCATGCGTATGCGTTTACCCCGGCCGACATGTAGGATTTCTCCACACGGGCCTCAATTTGTCCAGTGGGATGCATGGTACGGAAAGAAGACATGGCCATCTGTTCAACCCGCTGTACTTCAGCCGGTGATGGCCGTACCTGTAGCGGGAAGGTGATCATGAACGAACAGTCATAGGGATCACCGTTCGGCTCACGTCCAGTTGCCTTGAAGCCAATCGCATGCATCATAATCATAGGTGTTACCTCATTCAGTCATCGGATGATGCGGCCACCAGATACCAGATTTTGTAACTCTCGTTGGTGAATCTGACAGCCGTCTCGGATACGTCTACGGTGTATTCTAACGGCAACAGCTTCAGGTCGTCAATGAGAATCGATGTGTCGATTTCATCATCGGAAGTACAATCCACTTCGGTGGCGTACTCCATGCGGTTCGGTCCCTCGGAACTGGTCAGACTGTACTGGCCACCGGAATCGTCCAGAGAAATCGACAGGGTGTCGATACCTTCCAGAATCTTGGCCATCTTGAGTGTCTTGCCAAGTTCCTGTTCGGTCATGGTGAACGATGCCGGGAAAGGAAGGTCTTTCATGGTGGTCGGTGGCTTGGGGGAAACCGAATCTTCGTCTTCACCGTAGCCATACTTCAGCTTGGTTTTCCCGGAATGGATGATGGCATACTTGTCTTGCCAGTCGATTTCCGGTTCGTTGAAGACCGAAAGGATTTGCAGAAACTTGTCAAGGTTGTAGATTTGACAGCCGACCGGGAATTCTTCGTCAACCTCGGCCATGGAGACCACCGACTTCGCCTTGCTCATGGTCCGAAGGATGTTCCCCTCGGTGATGATCAGACCTTGGTTGATCGTTGCGTAATTCTTCAAAATCGCCATTGTGATTGGACTTAGCTTCATGATATTGTTCTCCGTATCAATTTACAGCAGTGATATTGTTCACTGTATCAGATTCGGCATGTAATTTCAATGCCTGTTGGATTGTGGCAACGATTCTGCGCAAGTACAGGTAATCGTGTTTGATGCGAGTGGGGTAGTCCATTCGCCAGTCGGGGCCGAAGACTTCAGACAGCTTGTCTTCGTTTTCGACCATTTCGATGTCGTTGGTGATACACCGGCCGGTCTTCTCGGTGATGAAGTCATAGTCGGGTTCACGATTGTGACCGGAATACAGCTTACCAGTGATGTAGTCTTCATCGGCCGTCATGACGAACTCAGCAACAGACTCGGAACCCATGGCACCCCAGTAGTGTGCCCACGCATCACCAAAGCATTCGACCATAATGCGGCCTTGACCGGGGCCGAAGTCTTCAAACACCACGTTGATGGTGTCAAGATTCTCGACACCCGTGATTGTGATCTTTCGTACTGACTGTTCTGTTATCTTCATACATGTACCATCTCAGAGAAGTTGTTTTCCATCTTGAATGCGATCTCAGACCGGAACTTGTCTACCAGCTTGTCCGGAGTGTGTGAGACCACAAAGACGTTGGTGTCGGACATTGCCGGGATCATGTCAACAAACGCATCCACACCGGCTTGGTCAAGCGAAGAGTCAAACACTTCGTCCATGATCAACAGGTTGGTGTTCAGGCTGTTCTTCAGCTTGGCGATTTCACGCCACGTCAGAAGGATAGCCAAGTCGATACGCAACTTCTGTCCCTCAGAGAAGGATGCATAGCTGAAGTTGTCACGGTACCGACTCAGGATGGTCTCATTGAACTCGGGGTCCAAGTTGAACTGGACGAAGAATCCCATCTGGTTCAGGTATTGGTTGATGAACTGGTTGAAGATCGGAAGGTACTTCTCGATGATCAGGGACTTGATGCCCCCATCCTTCAACATGCCAGCAATGGCAGTGTAGTAGGCACCGGTATCTTTCAGTGCTTCACGCTTCTTCTCGATTTTCTTCAGTTCACGCTGAAGGGATTTCAGCTTATCCTGTTCTTCGTTCAGGTCGGCATCATCACCCTTAGCGGCCTTGTCACGCTGTTGTTGCAGCCGGGTGATCTGACGCTGAAGGTCGTTGATGGACGACTGGTGTGACGAAACGGCCGACTCGATTTGGTGAATCTCCCTCAAAGCATCTTCGATCTTATCGATCTCGGCTTCAAGGGATTGTAAATCGGATGTCAACGTTGCCTGTCCTTCCTGTAGCTTTTCGACCTTCGACTGATTCTTTTCCAGTTGTTCAGTACGGAAATCTTCAGAGATGTCTTGGCCACAGGTCGGACAGGTTTCGTTGTCAGAGAAGAAATCGATTTCCTTTGTTAGGTTACGAACCTTCTCACGAAGTTGGGCACCCATGGAAGTCATCTTGTCTCGTTTGGTTCGAAGTGGTTTCAAGGTGGTTCCGGGTTCCCCCAGATCACCCAACTCTACTTCCAGTTTGTCAGCCGATGACATGTGAGTGGCAACTTCAGATTCAAGTTCCGCAATATTCTCTTCGATCTGTGCGGTTTGCTCATTGCGGGCAGCTTGAATCTTGTCGATGTACCGCTGGCGAACTTCGATCTTGTCGGCAGCGGACTCGACTTCGGCTTCCACGTCCCTGAGTTCTTCTTTGAGACTGGAAACCATGGCCTTCAGCACCTTGTTCATGGTGGTGAAGATTTTCAGACCAAGAAGGTCTTCGATGACTTGTCTACGGTCGGGCGTTGACAAGCGCATGAACGGCACATAGGTTGCCTTGCCCAGAATGACGATCTGAGTGAAGGCAGTGTAGTTCATTTGGAGAATATTCTTCTCAAGGTGGTTCTGTTGATCACGGGCCGAACCTTCTTGGTCCAACGTCTTCCCATCTTCGATGACCTCAAACTTGTTGGGTTTGATGCCACGTCTGATCAAGTATTCTTTCTTCCCGATGGAGAATTCGACCTCAACCAACAGGCCCTTGTTGTTCACGCTGTTGACCAGTTGAGGCTTGTTGATCTCACGGAATGGCTTGTTGTACAGTGCGAACGTCAGTGCATCAAGGAAGGTGGACTTCCCTGCACCATTGGGGCCGGTGACCAAAGTGGTTGGAGACCGGTCAAGTTGGATTTCTGTCCACTGTTCGCCAAACGACAGGAAGTTCTTGAATCGTAGGTTTTTGAAGTAGATCATGGTTTCTCAATTTTGTTGACGGCCCATCCTACACTACCCGGTAGGATGGACCTACCGATCACCAAATCGTTTCGGGGTAGAATTTGGCACAGTTCTTTGTGAAGTCGATGTTGTCCACTATATCATCTTTCTGAACAAAAGTAAACTCCACAATAGGCCACTGATCTGTCGCAGCAAGAATCATGCCATCGAGACTTTCCAACCAGTCCAACGTTGATCCTTTGTTGAACCTGCGACCGACCCCTTTCTGGTTCGATGGCTGAAGCTGGAAGTGTGGCCGAGTGCGGGCCGGACGTTTGGTGGGGTTGCCGTTGGTTCGAATCTCAACCCTGGGCATGTCATCGACAGACACATCGAAGTCCGAATTGTCTTGTTCGGCCTTGACGATATTCCGGAATTTTTCAACGATGACTTTCTCAGTCAACATACCGGCAAGTTGGCCAGTCACGGTCTCGGTCAGGAATTCAGGAAGGATATCTCTGAAGTCGATTCGATAGTTGTACTCCGGGTTGAACGTTAGTTTGTGCATCCCGGATAGGTTCGAAAGTTGCTTCGTTTCAATCATCATTTTCTCCATAGTGTAAATACAGCTTTAGCAAAAGTTCAGCCTTAGACAGTGATCTAACACCCACTGTATTCTGGACTATATCAGAAAAATCCAACCTGTCAATCACTTTTTTCACACCGGAAATTTTTTCCCTACAAAAGTAAGTCGATGACTCACTATAATCGGTACCGGGCAGAACTTTGCCAGAGCGTCCACCTACCCTACGAATGCTGAATTCGCCACGGTCCTTAGTCGTGAACTCAAGAAACGGATTGTTGTCAACAGCAACCTTTATTATCTTCCTTGGAGTATCCCTACGTTCCCACACTTGGAATACCGAAGGAACTTCCTTCACACCATCACTGATCTCGAACTGACAATCACTATAATCGAGTTCACCAATCTTGTGGAAGAATCTATCGAGTTTATTGTGAATAGAAATCTTGCGAAAGGTCTTCGGGACCATGAAAGCAATAACAGTGGCCGCAGTGGCAGCATGGTTGAAAAACTTCACAGCATCGTTCGAAGCAAACCCATAGGGTGGGTTCCCTATCACACACGAATTTGGGGGAACTGTGACATCAAACCAATTGGCCATGATTATCCGGTCGTCTTTGGGGTTGATGTCGTATGCAACAACATCGAAACCATCAAGGGCATCAAGAAACGATCCATCCCCGGCAGACGGTTCAACAAACACATCCACTTTGTCCAGATCGATCAGACCAAGTGTGTATTCTACACATTCCCCCGATACATTTCTTGGGGTGTAAAATTCATCATTCCCCCCGTTCTTTTTACGTTCCCTTGCCAATATATCAGTCTTCCATTGCAAGGGCTTGGACGTACACCTTCTTGAAGATGTCCTTCATGCGGTCAGCATCCAAGGTCATTTCGTCTTTCACAGAGTCCACGTAGGATTCAACAATCGATACCGTGTCTTCGTTCTTGACAGCTTCTTCATCGGCCACGGCCGTGTTATCCAGATGATAACTGGTATTGTCGATGATTTCAAGTTCATGTGGTCCGGCTTCGTTGATCTGTTGAACGAAGAAGTCAACCTTCTTCTGTTCGATACCGTCTCCCACGATCACACGAACGATCTTGTCCTTGAGGAAAGACCAGTCACCATCCACAACGAATTCATCATCGATGTAGAACCGGTGGAACATCGTGTGCGGGTTGCGCACGTGCACGAAGTCTTCGGTCTCTGTGTCGAACACGTTGAAGCCCCTACGACAATCGTAGTCGGCCCATGTGTATTCGCTTGGGGCACCAAGGTAGTGAATGTGACCATCGGTTGATGGTTCGTGGAAATGGCCGGACAGAACCATGTTGAAGTTCTGGAAGGCAGTCTTGTCGAATCCGGACTTTGCTTCCCCGGTGTCCCGGTGCATGACAAATCCCTTGATCTCGAAGTGGCCCATCAGAACGTTGGCCTTGGACTTCTTCAGGGTCTTCATGGTGGAAGCGTAGTTATCGCTGTTGATCCATGGGCACAGCATGATAGGGTACCCACCAAACTTGACTTCGGTTGGGTGTTCGTACCGGATGACGTTCTCATAGTCTTCCAGCAACAGATCGATGCTGTTCACTTCGTTGGTGTTCTTGTAGTACACGTCATGGTTGCCCACGAACATGTGAACAGTCACACCCATGGCAGCCAGCCGGTCAAACACAAACTCCCGGACAGCGTTCAGGGTATGAAAGTTGACGTACTTCCTACGGTCGAACACATCACCAAGGTGAATGACGGTGGTGATGTTGTTCTTCTCAAGGTACGGGAAGAATACGCCTTCGTAGAACTCTCGCTGGTTCTCAAGGAACACCGGAGAATCGTTTCTGACGCCATAGTGGGTGTCTGTGATCAGTGCTATCTTCATAATGTAGTCCAGTTGTTATTCGTCAGTGTTTGGGGGATTCACCGGGAAAAATTCTTCGTCCATGTCGAAGTCGTTACGGGCATATGCATCCCAGTCCACACCATGCTTCTCGATGGCCTTCTTCTTGATCTCCCATTGCTTCTTGTCTTTGGTGATGACTCGCACGAATGCGTAGAAGCAAATTTGGGTGAAGTACCCGAACGGATTCTTGTAGTTGTCCGAATCGAACCGGTCCAAATACCGAATGCAGTTCTCGACACCATCACCCACCAGATCATCACGGTTCATGCTGTTGATCATGATGTGTTTTCTGAAGTTGTTACGGTACGTCAAATTGGTCGCAATGTCAAGAATGATCTTTCCGATCTTCTCATTGATGCGGGGGATTGGCTTTCCGGTGGCTTCGGCTTCTTTGACGGCCTGTTGTCGTTCGACCATCAACTGGTAGAACTGTTCGTTGTCCACGTAGTTCGAGGACTCCTTCACTTTGTATTCATCTGTCATTTCATGGTTTCTCCATCTCATGTCTGTTCATTATGATTTGCATTCTAACACATCCCGAAAAAAAATGCACTGTAGGGGTTGACAGCCCCGAAAATCTGTGATACGCTACGCTTGTCGGTTCCCCCGGATGAAAATATTATATAATACTATTAAATAGGAACCAAGAAATCGGGGCCGAAGGCCCGCACCCGAAGGGTGCCCGATCAATGCAAATAAGACCCATCAGGGGCCATCGGCAATTCTGAATCATTCTCATTCTCAACCGGTTGTTGTTCTTGTCGAACAAGGTACCCACTATGGTACGCTTGCTGGAATTCGGGACGTGGGTTGGATACGTTCAGAACCTTGGACGTTGGGATGAAGTAAAAGTCGTCTGAGGATTCAGGAATCCAAGGATGCATGTGGGCAGACCCCATGTCGTCAAGTTGGATTTCCACGGGTCTGTACACGTACACGAACTGTTCCGGCCGGTCGTGGTTGATGATCACCCGGCCAATCAAAAGTGCGCCATTATCCAGATGAATCAGCTTGTCAGCATATTTGACAGTCGGATGTTCTTCCGATTCTTTTTCTTGAACTTCAGCTTCATCTGTCATTTTGGTATCTCCAATGGCAGTAATTTGTATTCGAACTCTTCACCGTCATAGATTCTGAGACGTTCCTTGAAATGCTTGAAGGTTGTGTTTTCCTTCGACTTCCACTTGTAGTCATCAGCGATGTCGAACAAGGTGGCATCAGCATTTGTCAAGGTCTTTCTCAGCATTCGACCAATCGACTGTAGAGTCTTGATCTTTGCTTTATACGGGTGAGCAAACACAACATATTGTAGGTTCTTTATATTTATGCCAGTAGAGAAGGTACCGAAGCTGGCCACGATCACCACGTTGTTGTGTTTCTCAGCATAAGCTCGAATGGCTTCCCTTTCCTTCACGGGGGTGTCCCCATGTACAAGGAAGACTTTTCTGCCATTGGAGTTGGCCACAATCTGTTCGTACAGCGGGATACCATGCTTGTCAACACGGTTGAACAGAACCAGAACGTTACCGTCCCGGGTTGTGGAAAGTTTGTGGATGAACGCATTTCTTCGTTCATCTTCAAGAATGGTTTTCAGTTCTGCCTGATAGTTCTTCTTGGACATTTGCATGCATTCGTCCGGGGGATACTTCAGGATGAACCCCTTGATCTTCAGGCTGGACACGATACCACGGTCCATCAGTTCCTTGGTGGTTGTGGTACGGTAGACCTTCCCAAACAAACCTTGAAGGACCAGTTTGTGGGTCTCAGTGTCTTCAATGGTACCCGTCAGACCGATCCGATACGGACAGGCAACCATCTTCTTCATGATCCCCTTGATGGAATCTGCCGATGCTTGGTGCGCTTCGTCCACGATCACGGCATCGAACTGAGAAAACCAGCGTTTGTTCAGCTTGTAGATCGACTGCCATGTGGAAACCACGATGTCTTTGTCCGTGTCCTTGGTCACACCATCGTAGTCATAGATTTTGTGGACGTGATCATCAACCCACCAATCAGTCTTGGCAGCGTAGTCAATGAAGTCCCCTTCCATCTGTTCGACCAGTGATGTGGTCGGAACCAGAACCAGAATCTTGGTTGCCAGTTTATTTTCGAGCAAGTATCTCGACCCCAAGTAGACAATCAGGGATTTTCCTGAACTGGTTGGGGACAGGATCAGTCTGCGCTTCTTCTCGATGATGACCTTCAGGGATTCGATTTGGTAATCGTATGGCGTGAATGGGAGACCCAAAGACGCCACAAAATCGTCTGTGTTGGCTTTTTCGGTGACCCCTACCCCTATGTCGTCATCGATGTACAGCGTGTACTCACGGTCCAGACAGAACCGGACAACCTCATAAACAAGGCCGCTGTAGATTTTGTGACTTGACAGATCGAACAGGCGTAGCTTACCATCCCACAAGTTTTCCTTGAAGGCTGGCATCCAGCGGTAATTCTTGGCGAAGAACGAGAAATACTCATGCATCTCCATAGCGATTGAATTATCGCAATGGATTTGCATGTGCACATCGTCAACCCGTTCGATTACAACGTCAGTCATGTTACCCCAGTTGATCCAGAAGACGGCTACGCATGATCGGGTACCCGGTGTACGGGTCCTTCGGTGCGTTCTTCCGCTTCCACTGATCGATGATCCAATTGACAAGAGTTCTCATTTACACTATCCCGTTTTTGAACTTCAAGAATTCGATGGCATTCTTGATGTGCCATTGTTTACCGGAGACCGCACGAACGGCCCCCTCAAGGAAATCAACGATTGCTTCCTTGACTTCGATCTGGTCTTCAAGTGCCCGAACATCATCATCCGCATCCACGTACTGTTGGACCTCGGACTTGAGTACCTTCAGTTGAAATGGCTTGGCCTTGTACTCGGCAGCGGTGCCCCGGCCAAGGTAGTAGTTCCACTTTCGGAGTTTCAGTCGTTTCATCTTGGACTTCAGGGCAACCAGCTTCCCCGATTCGTCCATGGCGAACCCCAACCACTTGCCGTGAAGACCGGCTACCTTGATGGATTCGTTTTGAAGATTCTCCAAATCGATCTCAAGGTCTTTTTCAAGTTCTTTCTTCAGGTCTTTGATATTCATAGTTTAGCCACTTGGGTCTGTAAGACCCAATTATACCATAAAACAACGTCTTGCGCAACTTTAGTTGGTGACGTTGTAGGGGAAATCGATGTTGTCGAACTTGAAATACTGGTAGTTGAAGATGGCTGAACACACCACCTGAACGGCATCGGAATCATCCGAGTTCACGGAGATTTCTGTGATGGACACCGGGTACGCACCCACGAATGTGACTGTGCGAGACACGTTCATCTGACCGGTCAGGAAGTGAAGGTTGATGTCGGAAAGCATACTGGGGTAGTCTTTCTCAACTGCGATCTCAACCATCCAGTGGTAGATGTCAGCGTATCCCTTCAGGTCTTCATCCAACAGGAAGGTCACGGTCAGAGTATCGAACTCCAACTTGTGCCCGGGCACGGGTACATCACGTTGTGCTGTTGGGAATATGCCACCTTCCAATGTGACGGTCGGAAGAAGTGCCGTCTGTAGGAAGTACGTGGTGTTCGGTAGTCGATGGATGTCCATCTTGTACTGAACGTTTGTCAACAAATTGAATTCTTCTGGATTTGACATGTCATTGATTTCCGTGCTATAATGACTATTATTTATGATGCCTGTGAGGGGTTGATATGGAATACAAAGTCGGTCCAATCCGTGAAGCTGGACTTGAAGCGAAGTGGGGAAAGTCTCGGGGTGCGCCAATCATCTTGGCCCGGAAACCGAAGACTTCAACGTGGTGGTATGTTGACAAATCGATGTGGACACGTGCGCAAGAAGTTGGTATCATGCAAGCATTCGAAGAACACACCGCACTTGGGGAATACTTCTCCATCAGGATTTAGAACATGCAATTGAACAACGGCCAACAACTGGCCATCCGTGAAGCCCGTCTCGGCAAGAACCTTTTCATCACTGGATCGGCCGGTACGGGCAAGTCTGTCATCATCAATGAACTGAAAGAAATCATGGGTGACCAGTCGTTGTTTCTGGCCCCCACTGGTATTGCTGCCCTCAACATTGAAGGTATGACTCTTCACCGGGTGTTCTGGCTGCCTATCTCCGTAGCAACTGAAGAAGACTTCTACAAACTATCCCGGTACAGCCGGGACATCTTCTATGGGGATGCCGTAAAGACCATCATCATCGATGAAATTTCGATGGTGCGGGCAGACATGTTCATCACCATTGACAAGAAACTTCAAACCCTGAAGAAGAACAATCTTCCCTTCGGTGGACTTCAGGTCATCGTGGTTGGTGACTTCTATCAGCTTGCCCCGGTGTTGACCGGCAACGAAGCCGAACCGTATTTCGAGTTGTACGACTCGATCTATGCACCCGACACCGATGTGTGGGATGCACTCAACTTCAAGACCATCGAACTGACTGAAATCATGCGTCAGGGGTGTCCTAACACGGTCAGGGCCTTGAACAGTATTCGAAAGGGTGTCCATAGCCAACCGGTCCTAAACTGGCTGAACAAGCAATGTGAGGCCGCTGAAGAACGGGAAGACAGCATCACTCTGTGCACCACCAATGCCGATGTGGAAGCCATCAACTACGAAAAGTACCACAAGCTGGATGCTGAAGAACATTCCTACCTTGCCAAGGTCGAAGGCACGTTCAAAGAATCACCAGTCCCTTCCCATTTGAACTTGAAGAAAGGTGCCCGGGTCTTGATCTGTGCGAATGGGGAAGGATACGTCAATGGGAACATGGGTACCATTGAAGAACTGTCCTCAGATCGTGTGGTGGTGATCAAAGACGATGGTTCGATTGCCATGGTCACCCCATTCAAGTGGACCCAATACAAGTACATCATCAACCGGAAGGAAAAGAAGGTAGACAAGATGGTGGAAGCGTCTTTCTCCCAGATTCCGCTGAAGCTCGGTTATGCTGTGACAATTCACAAGGCACAAGGCTTGACATTCGATCACTGTTCCCTTGATCTTGGTTCGGGCACGTTCTCACACGGGCAAGCGTATGTGGGCCTGTCACGTGTGCGTGCGTTACAGAACATGCGGCTGTTGCGGCCGGTCACCATGAGTGACATCATTCTTGACCCGGACGTGAGAGATTTTGCGCCATGAGTGGAATGACCACCAACTACGGGGCCATCTATCGACCGTCCAAGAAACACGGTACTTACAAGAAGACCGAATGGGGGTATGAAAAGGTCAAAGAGAACAAGAATCGCAAGAAGTTAAAGAAAAAGCGGAAGCGGCCGAAAAAGTGAGTATGGAAATCATCAGCAGAAAAGAAGCCAAGGCCCGGGGGTTGAAATTCTTCTTCACCGGGAAACCATGTCCACATGGGCACGTATCAAAAAGATTAGTTTCAAACTATGCATGCTATCAGTGTTCTCAGGAACGTGGTGCCGAATGGAGAGAGAACAACCGGGATAAGGCCCGGGCTTCCTGTAGGAACTGGATCAAGAACAATCCTGAGAAGGCACGGGCAAACAACCATAACTGGATCAAGAACAATCCTGAGAAGGCCCGTGAGAACAGTAGACGATGGGCCATAGAGAATCCCGGTAAAGCCACAGCTAAGACCATGCGTAGGGATGCTGCCAAACTACAGCGTACCCCGACATGGGCAGACCACGATGCCATTGGTGCAATCTACGAACAATCTGGTACCATGTCAGATCACCAAGTTGACCACATCATCCCACTTCAAGGTGAATTGGTATCAGGTCTCCATGTAGACTACAACCTTCAGATCATCCCTCGATCTGAAAATGCATCCAAGAAGAACCAATTCGATCCGGACACTTTCATCGGGCCATAACAAAAAAGGGGGTCCCGAAGGACCCCCAATGTTTGGACAACTGTTTTTATTGTTATCCGTTTGCGATTTCCGGCTACCGATCAAAGAAGATTGGTAACTTTTACCTTCCGGTAATAGAAATTGCTGTTCGATGCCAGACCATTGGTCACGAACGGGTTGGACACCAGACCGTAGCGGGTCTTGAAGCCGATTGCTGGCTGGAAGGTG